CCATCCCGCCGACACCAGCCGTTATGGAATCTGATACCGACCTGCGACTGCGCACGCAACAGGCGTTTGAGGGATTGAGCGTGGCGGGTCCGGTCGGTGCATATGAGTATCACGGCCGCAGCGCCGACGGGCGGGTCGCTGACGTTTCGGTCGCCAGCCCGTCGCCAGCCTGCGTGACGATTACCGTGCTATCGCGTGAGGGGGACGGCACTGCCAGCCCTGAGCTACTGGCGATTGTTGATAAAGCGCTGAACGCCGAAGATGTGCGCCCGGTAGCTGACCGGGTGACCGTCCAGTCAGCCGAGATTGTGCCGTACCAGATTGACGCGACGATCTACGTTTACCCCGGCCCCGAATCTGAACCCATCAGGCAGGCGTCAGAGCAGAAGCTGCAGAGCTACATCAGCGCGCAGCACCGCCTCGGGCGTGATATCCGTCTGTCAGCCATTTATGCGGCGCTGCATGTTGAGGGGGTGCAGCGTGTCGAGCTGACATCACCGCAGGCCGACATAGTGCTGAGTAAGTCGCAGGCGTCGAACTGTACCGAGTACCAGATAACTATCGGGGGCTCGGATGAATGACCGGCTATTACCCGTTGGCTCGTCGCCGCTGGAGGTCGCCGCCGCCGCTGCGTTCTCTGAGATTCAGCGCGTGCCGGTACCGCTGCGCACCCTGTGGAACTGGCGCACCTGCCCGGTAAAGCTGCTGCCGTATCTGGCGTGGGCGCTGTCGGTCGACAGGTGGGATGAGAAATGGCCGGAGGCGACAAAGCGCAACGTCTGCGCGTCCTCGTTTTTCGTCCATCAGCACAAAGGCACCATCAGCGCATTGCGTCGGGTCGTCGAGCCGCTCGGCTTTCTGATTGAGGTGCGCGAGTGGTGGCAACTCGACGAGGAGCCAGGCACATTCCGCCTCGTTGTTGGCGTCCTCGACAGCGGCATCACTGACGAAATGTATCAGGAGCTTGAGCGCCTGATTGAAGACGCCAAACCGGCAAGTCGCCACCTGACCGGGCTGGCTATCAGTCTGAGCTCGACCGGCGAACTGTATGTCGGCGCGGGATGCTATCACGGCGACGCGCTGACTGTTTACCCCTACACCCCCGAGGAGATTGTCGTCGGCGGTGAATATTACCCGGCCTCGGCCATCCATTTGATTGATAACCTGAGAGTGAACGCATGACCGCAAAATATTTTGCCATTCTGACCAATCAGGGCGCGGCGCGGCTGGCGAACGCGGCGGCACTCGGTACCAAACTCAACCTGACGCAGATGGCCGTCGGTGATGCGAATGGTACGTTGCCGACCCCTGATCCGGCGCAGACGAAGCTCATTAACCAGAAACGCATCGCGCCGCTGAACCTGCTGACCGTTGACCCGGCCAATACCAGTCAGATTATCGCGGAACAGATTATTCCCGAGAATGAAGGTGGTTTCTGGATCCGCGAGATTGGTCTCTATGACGATGATGGTATTCTGATTGCCGTGGCGAACTGTCCGGAGACCTACAAGCCACAACTGCAGGAGGGAAGCGGTCGCACGCAGACCATTCGCATGATTCTGATTGTGTCGAGCACATCGGCAATCACCCTGAAAATCGACCCGGCAGTCGTGCTGGCAACGCGCCAGTATGTCGACGACAAGATTATCGAGGTGAAAGGATATGCTGATGACCTGATGAAAAAACATGTTGAGGCCGCCAATCCACACAAGCAGTACCCGTTAATCGCTAATGCTCTGAAAGAAATGGTTGACGCGGGACTGGCCGGCGACGTTCTTAAAAACCTTGGTTTGGGAGAAGGTTCGGCATTACCCGTTGGCGTGCCTGTTCCGTGGCCTTCCGCCACTCCGCCAACAGGCTGGCTGAAATGCAACGGTGCCGCTTTTTCTGCTGAAGAATACCCGGAACTGGCAAAGGCTTATCCGACAAATAAATTGCCTGATTTACGTGGTGAGTTTATTCGTGGCTGGGATGACGGGCGTGGTGTGGATGCGGGACGTGCCTTGCTAAGTCTTCAGGATGACTCTTTTGAAGCGCACAGGCATGAGTCCTTTTTTTACGCGGGTATTTCTCGCAATGAAATACCATTAAAAAATCTTCCAAGTTCAGACGAGATGCTGACTTTAAGTTCTACAACTAATGCCTTGTCCCCGGACGGTATTGATGCCACTAATTCGTTAATTGGTAATGATGATTACAACTGTCTGATTGAAGGAAATAAAAATAACAAACGAACAGCGACGGGGTTGAGTACCAGTATTGTCGGTGCAGCAGAGACACGCCCACGTAATATTTCATTTAATTACATTGTGAGGGCTGCATGATGTATAACGCCATCTTGAATAGTAAATTTATTGCCACAAAGGCAGGAGAGATTACCGTTTATAACTATGACAGTGAGACACGGGAGTATATTTCTGCATCAACTGAATATCTTGCTGTGGGTGTCGGTATCCCTGCATATTCCTGTTTAGATGCTCCTGGCACACATAAGGCTGGTTATGCAATCTGCCGTTCGGCAGATTTAAACTCATGGGAATATGTGCCAGACCATCGCGGTGAAATCATCTATAGCACCGAAACAGGAGAATCGAAAGAAATCACAGCTCCGGGTGATTATCCTGAAAATACAACCACTATCGCCCCGTTAACGCCATACGATGAATGGGATGGTGAGAAATGGGTAACAGATACTGTGGCACAGCATAGCGCCGCAGTAGGCGCGGCAGAAGCACAGCGTCAGTCACTGATTGATACTGCAATGGCTTCCATTAGTCTGATTCAGCTGAAATTGCAGGCCGGACGGAATCTGACGCAGGCAGAAACCGCCCGACTTAACGCTGCGCTGGATTACATTGACGCGGTGACGGCAACAGATACCAGCACCGCGCCGGATGTCATCTGGCCTGAACTGCCGGAGGCGTAGGCCATTCAATATCTGGCGCACCGGAAGTATCGACCAGTTCCAGTGCGTCCAGATAATCCAGCCACAAATTATATTGCGCCAGTTCCTCACCTTTCAGACGACCAATAGCCGCTTTACCAGGCCATTGTTTACTGTTCATATAATCGTTGGCCTGATTAATCAGTTGCTGCTTTTCCTGTTCGGCTGCAGCAATCTGTTCCTCATGTGTTGGTGGTGGAATTTCAGACCATGCAGGAAAACCATTTTCTCCAGCGATACGGATTTTTCCTTTCGGCGGTAATCCGGAAAACGCAATATACACTTGCTCATCAACTTCAACAGCATCATCTGGCCATGAGTCAGCTTGAGTGTAATCCTCTTTCATCTCCAGCGGATAGAAAGAGTTTGTAGTCGCGGAATATATGTAATTCATTTTTCACTCCATATAGCTAAATTAACAGCCTAACGCTAAAAATGAAGCGCCGAGGCCAGGAGTACTGGCTCTGGATATAAATTTAACCGGGTCGGGACTAAAACCTGCACAGGCAATATAACCAACAGCCCCGCTATCTGGTGTGTAGTCTTGTGAGACCAAAACACGCAGACATCTGTTTGGAAATGCAATCGGGAAATGGGTTACTACATCCTGTGCAATGCCTGGTGCGCCGATTGAGCCCCACTGAAGAATAAAACCTGATGGTAATTTTTGATATCCAGTACCTGAAACAGAAAGCGTGAAGCTACCCATATCAGGTATCTGATTCGCCCCTGTCCCTACATTCCTTTTAGCCGCTTCTCCCAAACCAACCTTTTAGAAAATGCAGATATTCCGTTCAGCTGGCATGATCCCGACTTTTTACCGGGTTATTTCTCATGTTTATCGGTTATGTACGCGTATCAACAAATGACCAGAACATCGCATTACAGCGAAATGAACTGGAGTGCGCAGGATGTGAGCTGATTTTCGAAGATAAAATCAGCGGCAAAACATCAGACTGGCCGGGGCTAAAGAGGTTACTCAGAACCTTGTCAGAGGGCGATACGCTTGTGGTCTGGAAACTGGATCGCCTCGGGTATCTCAACGCAATACAAAAAATTTCCCGCATCAGTTGCTGATGTCTCAATGTGTCAGACATCGCCCAACACTGACAAATAGCCCCTCAACAGACCAGCCAAGACAATAACACTTGCCCACTAACCACGGAGTTAACCGGATGAGTGATTTTCACCACGGCGTGCAGGTGCTTGAGATTAACGACGGCACCCGCGTCATTTCCACTGTTGCAACCGCAATCGTCGGCATGGTCTGTACAGCCAGCGATGCGGATGCGGCAACCTTTCCCCTCAACGAGCCGGTACTGATTACCAATGTGCAAAGCGCCATTGCGAAAGCCGGTAAAAAAGGCACGCTGGCCGCGTCCCTGCAGGCCATCGCCGACCAGTCAAAACCTGTCACAGTTGTCGTGCGTGTTGCCGAAGGTACCGGAGAAGACGCCGAAGCGCAGACCATTTCCAATATCATCGGCGGCACGGATGAGAACGGTAAATATACCGGCATCAAGGCGCTGTTGACTGCCGAAGCAGTCACCGGCGTTAAGCCGCGCATTCTCGGCGTGCCGGGTCTCGATACCAAAGAGGTCGCAGTCGCACTTGCTTCGGTCTGTATCAGCCTGCGCGCCTTTGGCTATATCAGCGCATGGGGTTGTAAAACCATTTCCGAGGCGATGGCCTATCGCGAGAATTTCAGCCAGCGCGAGCTGATGGTCATCTGGCCTGATTTCCTTGCATGGGATACCACCACAAACGCCACCGCACCGGCATACGCAACTGCGCGCGCACTCGGCCTGCGTGCCTATATCGACCAGACCGTCGGCTGGCACAAAACCCTGTCTAACGTCGGCGTGCAGGGTGTTACCGGCATCAGTGCGTCAGTGTTTTGGGATTTGCAGGCATCCGGCACCGATGCTGATCTGCTCAACGAGGCCGGGGTCACGACACTGGTGCGTAAGGATGGCTTCCGCTTTTGGGGTAACCGCACCTGCTCTGATGACCCGCTTTTCCTGTTTGAGAACTACACCCGCACCGCGCAGGTGCTGGCCGACACGATGGCCGAGGCGCACATGTGGGCGGTCGATAAGCCCATCACCGCATCACTTATCCGTGACATTGTCGACGGCATTAACGCCAAATTCCGCGAGCTGAAATCAAACGGCTACATCGTGGACGGTGAATGCTGGTTCGACGAGGAATCGAACGATAAGGAAACCCTCAAGGCCGGGAAACTGTATATCGACTACGACTATACACCGGTTCCACCACTGGAAAGCCTAACCCTGCGCCAGCGTATCACCGATAAATATCTGGTGAATCTGGCCGAATCGGTCAACAGCTAAGGAGCCTGAAACAACATGGCACTACCCCGCAAACTTAAATATCTGAACATGTTCAATGACGGCCTTAGCTACATGGGCGTTGTTGAATCCGTGACGCTGCCGAAGCTGACCCGCAAGCTCGAAAACTATCGCGGCGGCGGCATGAATGGCGCGGCGGCGATTGACCTTGGTCTCGACGATGATGCGCTCACCGTCGAATGGTCTGTCGGTGGCCTGCCTGATGTGGCGCTGTGGGCGCAGTACGCCGCGCCGGGTGCTGACGC